GTCTATGGTTGCTCCACCATCTTCTTCTGGTGTTACTTCTACTGGACCTTTTTCTACAATTTCTTCTTGGACATCAACTTGCTCTTCGCCTGGAACTTTAACTTCCGTACGAGTGTTACTAGGGAGTCCTTTATCTATTTCTGCCATTTAATACTCCTATTATTTCTTACCACGTTTTAATAGACCTGGCAACCCATCCTTGTCTGGGTTCATGGATGTCAACATTGCACCTGATCTATCTCCTGCTAATTTAGCTATTCCACCACCTGCAGCTTGAAAAGGATCAAATGCTTGCGCCTCCCCTTGTCTTCTTAATTCTGCTCTTTGTTCAGGGGTCATGGATCTTAGTTCCTCTATTCTTTTTTTAGTAAACTTACCACCTTGATATAAACCTTCTGCAGCTAGTGATGCAATACCAATAGGCGATGCTATCCTTGCAGCTCTTGCAGCCATGGCAGGACTTAAACCTATATTAGCAATTCTTTGTCCAACTGATCCTAACTTTGCAGCTTGCTTTACAAGTTGTGGTGCGAACGCAGCCTCTGCTGAGATACTTGCTCTATCAATCGCGGACGTTGGGTCAACACCAAATAATAAATTTAATACTCCTGCTCCTGCAAGTGTTGGTGCTTGTTTAAAAGCTTCTTTTAAAATACCCGGGCTAAACATAGGGTTTGCATAAAGTCTACCTGCCCCTAAATCAGCTCGTTCTGTAATTTTTTTTAATATTTTTGGGTCCTGAACGTCTTTTGCTATTTGTGGAATAGTTTTAATATCTTTTGGAACATTAAAAGAATACCCTTTGTTTTTATAATTATTTAAAAAAACTTTTTGATAGTTAGAATCAAAATTACTAAAATTTTTTATAGTTTTTTCAGGGCTATCTAAAGATGCTTTAAATAGTCTTACTTTAAGATCACCTTTAGGAATGTTTTTATTTATTTTTTGTTCATAGTCAGAAACTAATTTATTAAAATCATTGAGAGCTAATTTAACATTTTTATCTGTTTTAATGTTAACACCTTTTCTTTTAGCATTTTGAATCGCATCTTGTATTGCTTTTTCTTTTTTAGATTTATTACCATCAAAAGACATTTTATCTTTTTTATTTATATCTTTTTTAATTATCTGACCAAAAATTCCATAAGGTGTAGTTCCTCTTCTTACAGAAGAGGTAGCCCCACCAACTTCATCAATGTTATAATCTCCACTAAAAATATAATTAGGTGTTTTTCTTATGTCTGATTTTATTGTTTTAATACTTTTTTCTCCAAAAATTTTACCTATCTTTAACTCATCTAATTCTCTTTGAGTTTTTGTATATGGTAAATTATTATAAATAAAATTAGCACCTTTTTTTAATTTTGTAGAAACACCAGGAACGGGATCATCTCCTGATACAGCGGCAGCAAGTTGTGTTAATCTAGCAACAGCGTTAGTATTTTTACCAAGTATTTTTTTTACTCTTGTAAGATCTTTTGTGTATTGTGATTTAGTTCTATTAGGATTTTCAAATATATCCATAATTTGCGGATCTTTAGACAACTTTAATAATTCTTTTTGAACCGATACTTTATTAGATGGGATTCTATTAGGATCAACTGGCGGTAAACCATCTCTTACTCTATCTTTTTCTAACTCACTTAAATCATTCCAATCTTTACCATATTCTTTTAATGAAAATGGATTAAATTTTTGTCTTACCCTATATGGCGTTATTGTGTTTTCGTTATATTTACCAGAGGTAATAGTGCTTCTTTGAGTAGCTGTTAACTCGTCTTCTGTTTTACCAAATAATAACATGGGTAATTTTTTTTGAGCTGATGTTAAGTCTATTTTACGCCCTGTTTTTTTCACTCCTTTACCGGATCCGTTTTTATACTCTATCCGTCCACCATCAGCTCGTGGATTACGTTTGTTAAATTCGTTGATAGCTTGTATATCTTCTACGTCTTTTCTAACTGGTGGTTGTTTAATCTCATCTGCTGTTCTTAATTGTGGTAGACCTTTCTTCATGAAGATCTCTTTGAGTCTGTTCTTTACTGGTCTAACAAAATACTCGTTGACCACTTTTATTTCTTTGGGGCCAAGTTTCATTATTCACCTAACATTCTTGCAATACCACCTGATGCATAGTCATCATAATCGATCATTTCACCTTGTCTTCTAATAACATCATCCATTTGAGCTTCAGAGTCGTTTGATATATTTGCAGCTTTGTCTTTTCTTTTTTTGTTTTGTACAATTTCTTTCATTGTAGGTTTTTTACCAGTTGCATATTCTTTTAGTTTTGAAACATCTGATGTTAAATCTTCTATTTTATTACCACCAACTTCATCTATTTCTATGTCATAATCATCAGGACTTTGTTGTCTACCAACTGGACCACTCTCTGTTACTTCAAACTCTGCTCTTGGGTTTGGTGCTCCTTCATCAGGTAAAGGTTTTTTATATTCTAAATTAACTTGATCACCAAACACATTGTCTGGACTTTCATACTCAACTCTAACTGCACCTTCATCTAATTCTTGTGTTACTCTTACAGTAGTGTCTTCATCTAATTTTTTAACGTGTACAATCTCTCGTTCTTTAGTTGCAAATTGTTTAGTCATGTCATCGCCTTCTCTAATAACTTTATTAACTAATGCATCAAACCATGCTGGTTTACCTGCGACCTCTGCAGTTTCAACGATTGGAACACTCTTGATACCTTTTGCAGTTTTTGCTAATTTAAAAAATTTACCAACAACTGGTATTGCTGCTAGGCCCCCCATAATTTTTAAAAAACTTCTTCTGTCCATTCCATCTTTAAAACCTATACGACCACCATCTGCTTTTTTTTCTGGGTCATCTTTTTTCTTTTTCTTGTCTCTTAATTTTTTTGCAGCTCGTTTGTTTGCAGCTTCTATTGCAGCTTTAATTTCATCTTCTACCTTTTGTAATTTATCTGCACCTTCTGGATCTGTTTTTCTTACAAAATCTATAAAACCTGGTGGAGCATCCTCTACATTCATAACTGGCGCTGCAATATCATCAGGGCCGCCTCTACTTCCTGGTGGTGGTAGATCATCAATTACATCTTCGATTTGTTTACCACCCATAATACCTTTTGATGTATCAATGCTTTTACCTTGCATATCAACAACCTTGTTCATGTCTTTAAATCTTCTTAATGATTCTTGTCTTATTTTTATAAGGTCTAGGCCTTCAGGATCTCTACCGGTAACTTTTCTATAACCTCTCACTAACTGAGCAAATATTTCAGGTAATTTCATTCCAAATCTAATCATTTTTTTTCTTCTTAGTTTTTTTCTTTAATCTATCAAAATATGGACCTGTCTTTTTTTCAAAGTCTGATGCCATAACATCTGTGTAAAAATCCAAACCTTTTGGCTCTTCTGTGATCTTATCACCTTTAGTAAATTTTTTTCTTTGTTTTTCGGTTGCTTTATTTAGCTGTTCTATGATTTTATCTTTTTTACCAGTCTTATCTTTTTTATAGATATTCTCTATGGCCTTTACAATCTTACCAACTTTAAATCCTTGTCTATGATATTTGTTTGCCATTAATAATACACTCTTCTAGGTTTCTCTGCCTTTTCGTCTACGTAATCTTCAGGATGATCGATTAGACCGCCCTGTCTAAATCGCATAATCGCTTGTGTCGTAGAGTCCACAAGGTCATCATGATCGCCGTAGGGGAACGCCGCGCATTCCTCAATGACTTCCTCGGCAAATTTTTGCTCAGGAGCCCATATCATACCAGATTCGAACAAAGGTGCAACTGCATTTACACGGGCGTGCTTGTCGTTACCTTTTGATGGTGTGAAGTTTACAACCGGTATATCCATACGTCGAAGCTCGTAAGTCAATGGTAGACCTGATGCTTTTGCCTCTACAATCACAGATTCTGGTTTCCAATACTCGTATTGTTCTAACGCGAGTCTACGTAACTCTGGAAACTCGTATCTGCCTTTTATAGCATCGAGTAATATTAAATTAGCTCCTTCGTCCTCGCTTGGATAGAATATACCCCATGTCGTTATCGCACTGTAATCTGCTGTCTCTTTTTTTAAAAACGCTGTATCGTAACTTTGTATGACGTGTGATAGCTGTGGTATGTCCTCTGATGTATAAGTTCTCCACCACTCTCGTTTTAATATTGCACCTTCTTCAGCTGTAGGGTTTTGCATCCACTGTGCATTCCATTTACCAACTGGCAGTGTTGCTTGTACCTTCTCCAACTCATCGAGTTTCCAATACTCAGGCCATACTGGTTTTGGTTTCTTTGTTCCGTGGTCCATGATTGCCGGAAATTCGACCACGTGCCATTGATCGGCTTTTGCTTCTTTTTGATTCTGTATCAACTTACCTGTCAAATCTTTATTCGACCATCTAGTCATAACTAAAATAATTTTACCACCAGGTTGCAAACGCTGACGTGGTCCTGATGTATACCACTCGTAAGCAGACTCTAACGCTGTAGGGGACATTGCATCTTGCTCTGAGTGTGGGTCATCAATGATTAGAAGATCCGCACCACGACCCGTGATCGCACCACCAACACCAGCTGCAAAGTATTCACCACCCTGTGCTGTCTCCCAACGTCCTGCTGCTTTACTGTCCTCTTGTAATCTTGTTTTAAAAATTTTTAGATCGGAA